GAGCTGCTGCGGATCAAGTGGTGCCAGAGACTGCTCCTCCACTAATCGGCACACCTTTTGTGCGTTGGGACGCTATGGACGAGATCCGCGCCCAACTTCTCGTCATCGCCGCCGAGCTGGAGAGCGTCAATGGTTAGTTATCTCACCAGGAAGATGACTGATAAAGACTTCTATCTTTCTCAGGCATCCAGACCAAGGCCAGCCAATGCATTCAGTCAATACCGTGGTGTAAGCAAAGGCAACAAAGGCCTGTACAGAGCAATGCTCACTTACAAAGGGAGGCGTTACTACCTAGGCAATCATGAGCGCGAAGAAGATGCTGCACGTGCCTACAACAAGGCAGCATTAGCCATTATCGGCGAACATGCTCTAATTAACCAACTCCCAGAAGAATAGCTAAAGGCCCCTCAAGGGGCCTTTTTCTTTACCCAAGTGAAATCATTTGGCAATGGTTCAGTGCCATATTCATAGGAGTCATAATCTTCTTCATTGCGTGGATCGTAAATCTCTCCGCTTGCCATCCATCGCTTCAGTCTTTCCCTTTCCTGCTCCACAGAAAGCTTCATGCTCGGCCCATTTCTGTATGGGCTGAGTCTAGCCAGCTTCGTATGGGCAAAAGAAAAGGGGCCTTTCGGCCCCCTCTCTTTACGGCTTCCGATGCCCTCGTTTCCCTCAGTTGCTTAGGGAGATGATGCGCCTCACAGGAGACCATGCATAAAACTCCTTGGCTAAGCCCTACGGCTTTGCCCGCATCATCAAAGGCGTCCACCCTTGCGGCCCGCCCGAAGACGGGAGCAGCAATTAAGCCGCTAGGACCAACCGCTCAAGAATCATAACATGCTTTGTCCGCTCGGCAGTCGCCTTGACAAATGTGAGACAATATTGGTTCCGCTGTCAGAGATGGCATCGGCCTCGCTAGCTCTTTCTTTTTCCTTAATGAAACGTTTTCTTTTTTCTCTCCTGCTGCTCTGTCCCCTCTCAGGACAAGCAGCAACACTGCAATGCGGCTACGCAAGCCACTATGGCGTTGGTGATGGCTACCACGGGCAGACTGCTGCCAATGGCTCTCGCTTCAATGCCTATGGCCTCACGGCTGCCCACCCCTGGCTTCCATTTGGCACCAAGGTGCTTGTGAAGAACCGTAACAATGGCAAGTCAGTGGCAGTGACAATCACGGATAGGGGCCCATACTACGGGGGCCGAATCCTGGACTTGTCCTACGGCAGCTTTTCTCACATTGCTTCCCCCTCTCAGGGCGAAGCGTCCATCTGCATCTCCAAGCTATGAAAGACGCAGCTTCATTCCTCCTGACAAGCCTGGTGTTCGGCCTTGGTGCTTTTGCCATCGCCGCAGGGCCTCACGTGCAGGCCAACAAAGAAGGCCTGGCCAAGTGCCTTCAGCTCCATCCTGAGCGCTACTGCCGCATTGCCAACGGCTTCCCCGTGGCAAAGCTTGACAGCTCCCGCCAGTAGGCCCTACACTTCTCTCGGAAATATCTGCAGAGCCTCCGTCTGGAGGCTCGCATTTCTTCCATACCCCCCCTGGCGACAGGCTCCCCATGAACAAAACCTCCTGCATTAAGCAGTTTATTTTCAATGCTGGTCACAGCATTGTTTCCGTGGAGTTCGTCAAGACTGACGGTTCTCTGCGCCGCATTCAATTCAATCCTTGGGACACCAAGGAAATCAAGGGCAGTGGCACTGCAACAAAGAAGCCCAGCATCATCCGCTGTCGCGATTTCGCCATTGCTCGCAAAGAAGGGCAAGGCGCATGGCGCTCGTTTGATTGCGAGCGCGTGGTAAGCATCAAAGCAAACGGACAAACTCTCGCTTTCTGAATTCATCAATCATGACATTCACTCGCACTTCAATTTCTCGGCATAGCACAAAAGCCGTGTTTGAAACTTGGAAGATAGTGGGCGAAGAGCTGGTCCTGAAGCGCGAACAGTGGAGGCGCGTGGATTTTGGGCGGTGTAATTCTTCCGCTGAAATTCTGGATTGGATCTTTCATTATCAAACTAAAAGCTTAACTCAAGAGGAGATGTGTGAGCTTCTCTATGCAATTCAAGTTATTTTGCATCCATGCAAAAACTATTGCAGCAGTGGAATGAATAAGCAAGCTTCTGGATTGTCTCTTCTTAAAGAGTATAAAAAAGCTGGAAGTTCTTTAACCGATGTTCGCACACGCATTAACTGAAGCCATGCCTCTCACTAAAACGCAACGCGCCATCTGCACAATGGTGGCAGACAATACAAAATACGAATGGCAATGCTACAACGCAGATGATCGCTCTAATGCTCGCTCTTTCATTTTATTTTGTGCTGATCAAGCCCCTTTCAAAAAGAAACGCCCGCTCCTAACCACTCTTGCCGATGCATTGAAAGATGAAATCTGGAGAGTACTTTAATGGCAATTAAAGACAGCAGGCGTGAAATGCTTGAACTTGCCAAAAAGCATGGCTTTGTTCTGCAAAGAGAAACAAAGCATTATGTGTTTAAGCATGCTTCTGGCAAGGTGCTGGTCTGTAGCAAAAGCACTAGAGATCGCAGAAATATAAAGAATATTGAGCGAGACATCAGGCGTCTCCTGTCTTTGTAACAAAATATTACAGGCCCCGTTTTGGGGGCCTTTTTTCTGTATTGTTCATAGGCCCCACAGCGGCGACGCTTCCCCATGGCTACCTTCCCCACCCTCCACCTCAATGGCACTGGCAAGACCACGCTCCGTGATGAATACGCTGCTGCTTACAGCGCCATTGATAAGGCTATTGATGCATTGGCAGAGGCAACACTCAATGGGAGGGATTACTATCCCCAGCCAGAAGGTGCTTATTACAAAGCTCGTGATGAACGCCAAGCAGCTCTTGACAAGCTGCGTGAAGCCCATCAATACGTGGGCGAAATGTTGATGGGCATCTGCGATCAAATGAACTGAGCACAACCATGAAAAAACATTTCACCACAAAACGTTTTGGTGCTGGTTCTCCTGGCTGGGGAGCACATTCGGCAGTTGCTCAAGAAAAGTTCAGAATGCAAGCAGAAAACATCATGCATGACTTCCTCATTGATGAACTCTCTGAAGAATATTATGAGCAATTACGCTACGAAGCAGCATGCACAAGTTTGAAAGAGCTTTATCAATGGATGCAAGCCATTGAGACACCTTCAAAGAAACGCAGGCAAGCAGAAGCTTTCTATCAACAGAAGCTTTTGCATCTCAAGGAAATGGCGAAAAAGTATGAGCTGTCGCCATATTGTTTGTAGGTAGAGCTGAGCTAGGCTTCTCGAGGCCTAGCTCTTGCCGCCTGCTCCATGGCGGGTAACGCCCCATGAGAAAATCAATGGGAAGCCATATCCTACACCATCTATAGCTTCATGCCCTTCTCCGTTGGAACCATTGTCGATCTCTACGACACAGGCTTCAAACAATGGCGAGGGGAATACATTGTGATGAAGCTGTACGATAACGATCTGCACAGAATCAAGAATACGAAGACCAATAGCCAGCAATTTGTCAAGGGCAAGGTCTTGCGCATTGGCAGGCTCCGTCCGTTTCGCATTGAAAGCCTCTACGAGCCTTTGTAAAGCTTTATAACAGGCCTCGATAGAGGCCCTGCCATGCTTTATTGTTCTTCTCACAGGCGGAGACGCCTCCTCTAACCACGAACCACCATGACTCTCATCGCTCCTCCCCTCCAAAGCTCCGTCCTGCAACCAGGCACAATCCTCTCCAGCTCATGGGGCTATTCCATGACCATTGTGGATTTCTACGTGGTGGTGCGTTGTACTGAGAAAACTGCGTGGGTGCAGCAAATTCAGAGCCATGAAGTGGACAAGGGCCCTGAAGGTGGCCATGCCGTGCCCGAACTCACTCGCAAGCCAAAGCTGGTCTTCCAGAATCGTGCCGATGGTGAAGGTGGTGAGCTAGTTGAGGCCCCTGTCAAGAGCTTCCGTATCAAGAAACATCGCGATGGTGAGGAATGGTTGTGGAATAGCAAACTCCAGCGCACCATGCGCATTTGGAACGGCAAACAGCTCCGCATCAACCACTGGGACTGAGCTTTGTAACGATATGTGAACGTAGGGAGCAGGGCTGGAAGGCCCTGCTTCGTCATGCCGTATATTTGGTTCACCGGGGCGCGAGCCCCTCCTCCGTTTAAAACCATGCCCTCCGCAGCCTCCGCAGCCTCCGCAGCCTCCGCAGCCTCCGCAGCCTCCCTTGATTCCTGCTCTTGCCCCAAGTGTGATGGCACTGGCAAGCTTCCCCACCACAGTCACATTGCAAACGGCGATTGCTTCGCCTGTGGCGGCACTGGCACCATTGCTCTCACAAGCTTCATTGGTGACAACAGCGATGTGGTGCTAGAAGTGTTTAAGCACAATGGTGAGTTCTGGCACGCCTTCCTGCGTTGCCGCACCTGGCGCACCTATATCAGCCCTTCTCATGGTCAAATGCATGAATGGGGCAAAGATCAATGGTGCAAGCGAATTGATGATGCAGGCGAGGCTCGTGAACTGTGGCGCAACGCTGCTGTTACTGGCATCAAGACTCAGCTTTGTGACTGATTGTTACGAAGGGGCCGACCACGGCCCCCTTCCAGACTATTGTTCCTTTGTTCGCAACAAAATCATGCACAAGCAAATCGAAGGCCACAAAGAATCCAGTTACCTGGCCAAGCTAGAAGCTGATCGACGGGCCCAGCATTCAGGCTATGGCGTTAGAAGCATCATGCTCGCCAATGGTTGCTACAAATGGGAAGCCTATGGTTGGGAACGCATCACTGAACTACACCGGCACTACACCAGTTACGCCATTTTCAACAACAAAGGAGAGGCTGAACAGTATCTCAACAACATTATCGACGGTTAATCATGCCATTTCCTTGCAGCCTTGTCCTTGACGATCACAATGGCATTCCCTATGCATTTGCAGAATTCAATTGCATCGAAGAGATGGTTGATCAGCTTGTTGCATTAGAAGAATTCCTCGAGGAAGTGCCAATAAGGCAAGTGCCAGTAATTGAAGAAGCCATTGAAAGAATGAAGCTTCTCATTGATGAAATGGAAAACGAAGAGCTTTCCACTTACGACCAAGACTGATTACCAACCATTGTTTCTCGTCATGATCACCACCATTCGCACTTTCCAAGATAACGGCCCCTATTTCTCTTGCACTAGGGGCTGCTACCAAGCAGCCTCGCTCCACGAGCTTCTGTTCCACGTGAGGCTCGCTATGGAAGACCGTGAGCACGTTATTGGCATCTATGGCCCTGATGGCGCATGCAGGGGCGTGTGGCAGCTTGAGACAGAAGGCCACGTAGACAGCGCTGGCGACAGCATCGTGGATCACGAGGGCTACGAGCTACTTAGGCCCAGTACTAAGAGCCAATGGACCTGGAATCGTCTTCAGGAGAAGCTGGCATGATTCTCATTGATTTCTTTAACGAAGAATGCGGCAAAGGCACTGAACTCATTGAAGGCTGGTATTGGTATGACGATACTGATGACGATGGTGTGGGAGGGCCGTATAAAAGCGAAGAAGACGCCATCAAGGCGGCTTCTGGAGGACATGGCTGGCAAAGCAAAGCCGTGCTTTAAAGCACGGCTGTAAGTGTATAGGGACTCGCTGAAGGCGTATTA